TTCATTTAGAGTTCACTATAATGCAGCTCCTGCATTATTAGAGAATGACGACACTAATTACATTAGTCTTAATTTTCCAAATGGATTATTATACTGCTGTCTATCAGAGGCATATTCATTTTTAAAAGGTCCAATGGATATGTTGACATTATATGAAAATAAATATAAACAAGAAGTACAAAAGTTCGCTAGTGAACAAATTGGTAGAAGACGAAGAGATGACTATACTGATGGTGCTGTTCGTATTCCAATAAATTCACCGAACCCGTAGGAGAAAAATTATGGCTATATCATCAGCAATTTGTACAAGTTTCAAACAAGAAATTTTAGTTGGAACTCATAATTTTACTGCATCTAGTGGTAATACTTTTAAAATAGCTTTATATACAAGTTCTGCGTCTTTAGGTGCAGCAACAACTGCATTTTCAACTGATAACGAAATTTCAAACACATCAGGATCTGCATATAGTTCAGGTGGTGCAACTTTAACAAGTGTTACACCAACAACGTCTGGGAC